GTTGCTGCACTTGTATCTTATGCAACTACAGGACACCTCTTCTTTGGTGTAATCTGATGAGTCAAGTAATCTTTACTGTTACCAGTATTGCTTTCTTTGTGCTTCTTGCACATTCTGTCAATCAACTTTCTGAAACTTACTAAGGAGAAAAACAATGAACGAACGAGCAGAACGTATTAATGGTTGGTTTGCTATGATTGGAATTATGGCTGCTATGGGTGCCTATGCACTGACTGGGCAAGTGATCCCTGGAGTATGGTGAGTTCCTAACATAATTAAGTATTCATACTTATCCTCACTCTAAATATGGGTGGGGATTTTTTTTATTTTATGCCTAGAAACGAATTTTCAAAAGAAGAAATTAGGTGTTACGTAGAGAAGTTAAAGGGTCAATTGTATAACGAGCAGATTGGTTATACATCAGACCCAAAAAGATTAGCAAACAAATATCTCAATCAAGTTCTGGATAAAATTCAGGAGTATTATAGATGATATATTTTTTTGCTGCTTATTATGCAATTATTTTATTTTTGATTTTAATAAAAACATCATCATCTAAATAAGATAGTGTCAAGATGAGGCAAAATGACCTTAGATCTTCATAACTTTTTTAAGTATTATGATGATGGTAATGCGAATCATGTGGCAGCAGTTCAATGGTTAGAAGATAACCTTCCTGCTGAATTCATGGATGACTCAGAAACAGACTGGATTGGAATCTTTAGAACTAAACCACCCACACCAGCAGTTCTCAATGTTCCATACTTTAATCAAGTAGATAACTATAGAGACGCACACAGAACTTGTAATAGTTCATCCTGTGCTATGTGCCTTGCTTTTCTCAAGCCAGGTTCAATCAAAGGTGATGACGAATATGTCAAAAAAGTATTTGCGATTGGTGACACGACTGACCATGCGGTACAGACAAAAGTTCTGGCAGGTTATGGAATTAAGTCACACTTTAGTTACAATCTTTCTTTTGCTGACATTGATAAGAGTCTTGATGCTGGGAAACCTGTTGTTATTGGTATCCTTCATAGGGGTTCTTTATCTTCACCTACTGGTGGGCACATGTGTGTTGTAATTGGTAAGACTCCAGATGGCAAAGGATATTATATTAATGATCCATATGGTTCTCTCAATGATAACTATACTGGTCCTGTGACAAATGGTAAGAAAACCATTTATACCAAAGCAGTGCTCAAGCATCGTTGGTGTCCAGGAGGAAATGATGGATGGGGCAGAATCTTCGATTAATTTCAAGAGAAAGATTTTACAAAAAATCAAAGATCTAACAAATCACGGAAAGCATTTAGAGGCTTCCAAACTTTTCGACAAATACTTTGGAGACTACAATGGCAAGAATAGACCTACATAACTTTTTTAAATTTTATGATGAAAAAAATCAAAACCATGTGAAGGCAGTCCAGTGGTTAGAAGATAACCTACCAGTCAAGTATCTAGAAGATAACATTGATTGGGCTGAGATTTATAGAGGAAAAAAGGGTAATGCGGCACCAGCATCAGAACCAACTGCTGCCGCTCCTGTAGTTGGTGGTGACGATATGCCTATGATGGGACTTAGATTAATCAAGGAATTTGAAGGATGTCACTTAAAAGCATATCCAGATCCTCTATCTGGTGGACTTCCAATCACGATTGGTTGGGGTTCAACTCGTAAGAAGGATGGTGGACCATTCCAACTTGGAGATCAAATTACTCAACAAGAAGCAGATGAACTACTGATTAGTCAGTGTAAGAATCAGTTTCTTCCTTCACTTCGTAAGATTCCTCACTGGAATGAAATGTCTGATGGTAAAAGAGGTGCCCTACTTTCTTTTGCTTATAATCTTGGTGCTGGTTTTTATGGTGGTGATAACTTTAATACTATCACACGCACACTGAAGAATAAAGAATGGGACAAAGTTCCAGATGCTTTATACCTCTACAGAAATCCTGGTTCTAATGTAGAAGCAGGACTTGCTCGTAGAAGAAAGGCAGAAGGTGAGGCTTGGAAAAAAAGTTAACCTATCACACTAACTAAAAATGGACAAGAAAAAGGAAAATGCTATGGGACAACTTATTCGTATTGTGATTTTGAGTTGGAGTGCTGCACTACTTACTGCAAGTTATGCTGGTATGTTTGCTAAAATGGACCCTACATTTATTGCGACTGTCTTCACTGCCTCTGCTGCAACATTTGGTATTAACACGATGAAGAAAGGTGGAGACGATGATGACGAAAAAAAAGAAGAACCTAAAAGAGAAGAGTTTGTAGTAGCACCACCAGAACCACCTGCTCCTGAAGTATTACCAGAAACTCTTGAAGCAAGAGTTGAAGCACTAGAAACCAAAGTAGAAGATGGTGAAGGATTTGTTCAACCTCGCACAGGAGTATAATGTCTAAGTCAGCAAACAAAGGTAAGAAAGGTTCTGCTGGAGGTAAAAACTCTAAGCAGAACCAGGGTAATGCTACAGCAAAGAAAGCAAAAAACGGTGGTAAGAAAAAATAATGAGGTGTTATGCCAAGAGAGTGGAATACTCCCAAACGTGAATGTTGGAATGCTCCAATTCATCAAATTCTTAAAGCCATAGATAATCACACCCGTCTTTACTTTGAGACGGGTGATTTTTGGCATGAAGAGCAAGCACAAATATTGCGAAAATATGTGAAAGATTTAAAGGTATGGATACACAAACAAGAGGGGAGATGGGATGAGTAATTTGCCTTGGGGAGTTATTATAGTTCTTGGTTCTGGTTTGATATTTACTGCCTATGTGATTTACTACATATTAAGACTAGCATATTTGGAAATGAAAGATGAGCAAAAAATGTAATCCAACATTTGGTAATGGGGACAAAAGAAAAGCTACTGGACAATGTAGAAGTTCTGCTCAAAAGAAAGCATCAAATGCAAGGAAAAATTCTAGTGGTAAAAAGAAATGAGTAAATTAGCATTAGTATTATCAGTTACAAGTTTGGCAGTCAGTGCTGCTATTGGTGTTGGAGCTTACATCACATACCAAAAAGCACAAAAGATTTTAGACAATCCAGAAGAATTTGTTGGTGCTGTTGTGGAGAAGCAAGTATCAAAGGCATTTGAGAAACTTCCTATTCCTAAACTAAATACTGAGAAGTTTAAATTGCCATTCTAATGGATAAAGACCCATATATCTATAGAGTAAAACAAGTATTAAGAGTAGTTGATGGTGACACAATCGATGCGGACATTGATCTTGGGTTCGATATTTCTCTTACTAAGCGAGTACGCCTTAGTGGTGTTGATACTCCAGAAAGTCGTACAACCGATCTCAAAGAAAAAACACTTGGATTAGAAGTCAAAGAATGGTTGAAAAAAAATCTTGATAGTAAAAAAAATATTCTTATTAAAACAGAACTTCCAGACTCAACTGAAAAGTATGGGAGAATTCTTGGAAGGTTATATGTTGATGATGTATGTCTTAATGATCGTATGATTTCTGAAGGATATGCTTGGACTTATGATGGTGGAACAAAAAAGAAAGATTTTGATGAACTGTCTGCTAAACGTAAGAAGTAATTACTTATCGTGTGCTTTTTTGTATTGGTTTACCTTTTCTTTCTTCCATTCTTTTTTAAGTAATTTGAGATTCTTTCTATCTAATTCTGCCGCAAAATAAAGTTGCAATTCATAGGGGGTAAGGTCTCTGTTCAAGAGTTTCTTGCCTCTTATGAATATTTGTTGAACGATAGGTTTCATTTTACCTACCATCCATTCCACCATAGATTTGCCAATAATAGCCGCAGCAACAGAAGCAGTAGCAGTGGTGCCAGCAAGTATAACCTGTTCTTTTGGAGGAATTGGAACTTCCCCGACGATTGGTACTTCAATGACTGGTACTCCCAGATTCGTATTTGTAGACGGTTGATTGGAAATATTCCGATTATCTTGAGTATCCTGAACAGGAACTTGAACCTGAGGTAAGACTGGTTGAGTATCAGGAAGTCCTCTGGTCTTTTCTTCCTTTTCTTCTTCTTGCTTTCTTTGTTCTGCTCTGACTGCAGCATCAAACTCTTCTTGAGTTGGAACATTAATCACTGGATACTTGATAGTTGTATCTGGCATATTGACGATAGGCATATCAATTTCAGGTATCACAGTTCGTTCTGATCTGCGAGTTACAGGAGGTTCTATCGTTGGAATGATAGGTGGAGGTTCACTTCT